CAAGAACCTGACTGCTGCGCTGAAATTAGAGATCGAGAACCCTGAGCTAGCAGCAGCCCTGAAGGCTGAAGCTGCTCGTGGGTGATTCACGGTAAATCCCACCAAGCAAAACAATGGCTGCAACATTTCAAAATTACTCCGGGGGTACATTCCTCGGCGATCTTGTTACTCGTCCCGAGTTCCTCTCCTATGTGCAAGAGGGGATCTACGAGCAGTGCAAGTTCATCCAGTCTGGCGTGCTCGTCCGCAACTCTGCGCTCGATGCCAAGGCTGGCGGCGTGCGGGTTCAGGTGCCCTTCTTCCGTCCTATCGACCCCACCGAGGAGCGGATTGAGAGCAACAATACCTGGGGCACCTCAAATAACGGATACCTGACTCCGCAGCGTATTACAGCTGCCGAGCAGGTCATGCCGATCCTGCACCGTGGCTTCAGCTACGCAGTAGATGATCTCAGTAAGCTCGGCTCTGGTGCTGACCCGATGGCTGCTATCCGCAGCCAACTGGCTCAAGCTATCAACAAGCTGCGCACCCGCACTCTGGTTGCTCAACTTGAGGGCATCTTCGGCGCTGCCCTGAACGGCAACGTGGTTGACCTTGTTGGCGCTGCCACTGGCGCTGCCACCGAGGCTCAGTTCCTGAGTGCTGCCAGCCTGATCCGCGGTAAAGCCCGCCTGGGTGAGCGTGCAGATCAGCTGACCACCCTGGTCATTCACCCGAACGTCTACTTCTACCTTCAGCAAGTAGGCGCGTTGGTTTTTTCGACCTCTGCGCTAAGTTCCGGGGGTTCGATTACATGGGGTGGCGGCGGGGTGGGCCTGCAAAGTACAGACCTGGCCTTCTTCATGGGTTGCCGCATTGTGGTCGACTCGCAGCAGGCCCTGCGGATTGAGGCAGACCGCAACATCCTTTCTAAGCAAGATGTGATGTCCCTCGATTACCACTACGGAATGCACGTTATGGGCACTTCGTTTGGTGGCGCGGACAACCCCGATAACACGGTGTTGCAAACTGCAGGTTCGTGGACCCGCGCTTACACCAGCAACCAAATGGTTGACGCGGTGAAGCTGATCGTCTCCAGCCCCTTCTGACCTCAGGGGCTACGGCTACGCAGGGGGCTTCGGCCCCCTTTTTTGTGGCTACCTAAACTGGGGTCACCCGGCGTGATGTACGTGGTGGGAGTGATCAGGCTTTATCTGGAGCCAAGCGACAAGCTGCCGCCATCAATGCGGCCGCAGAGCTTCGTGCCGATTATTGATTGTGATCCCTCTCAGGCCCGTGATCTCAAGCGTCGCCTAACCCGTCAGGGCTATTCCGTTATTGCTGTGCCGCTGTGACCCTTCCTGTCGTTACGGTCGCGCAGGCCGACGCTTACTTCCTGACCACGCCTAGGAGTGCGGCGTGGGCGGCAGTTGCTGACCAGCAGATCCAGCTGAACGAGGCAAACCGCTGGTTAGGTGCGCTGTGCTTTGATCAGACTCGCAGCTGTTGCAATAGAGTTTTCGCCGATGCCTACACCGAAGCGGTTAGCGAGCTGGCGCTGGCATTAAGCCAGAACCCGACCGCGTTGATCGGTGGGGTAGCGGTTAGCAGCGTGACGGGAGCGCTGAAGAAGAACCAGCTTGGCGAGCTGAGCCAGGAGTTCTACGACGTGAAGGACGCGGCAACGGTCGCAACGCGGTATGGGCCGAATGCCCCGCTAGTGCTGCAGCGCTTCCCCTGGTTAGGTGACACCGTTGGCTGCTGGCTAAATGTGGCGACAGGCAGTAGCCGGATCATCGCCCGCGTGAGGAGCTGACATGGACGTTTCCGCCACGTTCACTCCGGTCGGCGTCGAGCTGATCGATAACGTCTTTCCATCTGACATCACCTTTCACCGTCGCCGTGGTGGCGGCTACGACCCTGCTACGGGAGTGGTGGCAACTGCTAGCTCAGACCACCCGATCAAGGCTGGCATCATCAGCCGTAGCCGTATCGAGGAGGGAGGCTCCAATGAGGCTTACACGATCAGCCTTTGGATTCATCATGGCGCTAGTGGGCTTGCTTTCCTGCCGCACACCTCAGACACGTTCACCTACGACGGCCTGGTTTGGAGAGTGACCGAGGTCGCGCCGACTTATAGCGCTGCCACGCTGATTGCTAGCAAGATCAAAGGGAGGGCCTGATGCCGAAGTTTGACAATGCCAAGGATCTGGAGCGCCACCTGAAGAAGGCGCTTGATGCCTTCGTGTTTAACACGATTAAAGACACGCAAGGCGAGCTGGGCTCGCAAACAGTGTCTCCCTATGAAACGGGCCGTTTTCGCAGCTCCTGGTTCAGCCAAGAAGGATCACCTAGCAGGGAAGTTGCGCCTGAAGGCGCTGATAGCCCCAACACAGACGCCGCCAACCTGCGGGTCGATAGCCGCAAAACGTACTATTTATCGAACTCCCTCGTTTACGCGCAGAGCGTGGCAATCGAAGGCAATGTGCGGTCTAAGGCAAAAACTTGGTTCACCTCGTTCCGTAATGAGTCCATCCCCCGTATCCAGCAGGATGTAGCCAAAGTCGTGAAGCAGGAGTTTGACCTCTAATGGCACTGCAAGACGTTCGCGGGTACTTCGAGCGGCTGACTGCTGATGCGTTAGCCCCCACGATTGACTTCACCTCGATCGTGTTCGATAACTACGGCGAGGAACCACCTGTTCAGTCCACCCGCGCCTGGGCGGTGATCAGCTTGGCGTTTGATGGCGTGACCACTGATGTGGTGGGTTGTCAAGGCGGCGATGATCTGCGCGGCAGTCTGCAATGCACGATCTACACCCCAAAGAACACAGGCGCCAAAGGTGGCGAGGATCTGGCAGTAGCAGTGCTAGCGGCATGGCACAGCATCAACCTGACGCTGCCTGTTAACCCGATGCAGCCGCATACCCGCAATCAGACGGGGCCGATGGTGCTAGCGCAAACTGACCGCCCGTGGCAGGCAACAACAGTGACATGCGGGTTCCGCGCCAAGGCTCCGTAGACTGCCTTTAGCCTGACCCCCGCAGGTGATAAACACGCCCCCACTGTTGTTTATCTAGGTAACTCAAGTGCCCATCGCATGTAGTCAAACGGTCCTCACGGGCCAGGATGGTTCAATCTGGTTTGCCCCTGCGGCCACCCAGTATTGCCTCAAAGACTTCACCGACTTTCCCGCTGGCACCAGTATTACGGTGCCCAATGACAACGACTATCGCGTAGGCGATCCAGTCACGTTTACCGAAGAGGGGACTGGCAACCTGGACTCGGCACTTACCGCCGGAACGACTTACTACGTCGTCGCCCGCACTGCCACGACGATCAGCGTGGCAGCTACGGCTGGCGGCGCTGCTATCGCCCTCAACGGTGATGGCGGCTCTGGCACTGCCGACACCGCTGGCGCAGCCAATCACATCAAGGTTGACTTCGCCGAGTTCGCTGCGGTGTGCCAGGTGAAGGAGTTTTCTCTGGACCTGAGCCGTGAAGAGATCGACACCACTTCGCTCCCTTGTGGCGCAGGTGGTGGTGGTGGCGTCATGGCGTCGTTCCGCACCATGCAGGCTGGCTATGCCACCGGCAGCGGCACGATGAACGTGCAATTCACCAGCGACCAGACATCTCTGGCTAACCGCCTGCTGTCTAACAGCATGAGGAAGAACCAGTCTGGTGCAGAGGTTCGCCTCTTCGTCAACACCGTTTCTGGTACTGGCGGTCAGCCCGACCTAGCCAATAGCCTTTACATCGAGGCGCCGATCAGCATCATGGGTTTCAGCCTTAGCGTTACCCCTGAGGATGTGACCACCGCCGAGCTGAACTTCAGCCTGTCTGGTCAGCCGACCAAGCTGTTCGTCTGAGGTTAGCCTTAGGCGGCAGTGTGGTGACTCCGCTGTCAGGAGAAATACGGGGCGGTTGATGCCGCCCCTTTTCCCTGCGTATAGTTAGAGCGAGTCACACGACTGAATATGAGCAACGCGCTAGAGCGTCTGAAGAAGGCCGTCAGCATGAAGCCGCAGCGGAAGGCGGCCGAACTGCCTGATGGCAGCGAGTTCGAGTTTTGGATGACGCCGTTGACGTTGGCTGAGCGCAGCCGTGCGCAGAAGCAGGCAAAGTCAGACGATGCAACAGATTTTGCGTTGCAGCTGCTCGTTGCTAAAGCAACGGATGAAAACGGCGAGAAGCTGTTTAACGCTGGAGATCTTGCAGAGTTGCGGAACTCGCTGCCTGCATCTGTGGTGGAGGCATTGATGTTGCTGCTGCTGACTAGCGAGGAGGTCGAGGAGGAAGCTGAAGTGGACCCCAAGCCCTCACAGCCGACCTCAAAAAGGACGGCTTCCTGACGCTGCAG